GCCGTTATTTGATCGAAGGTCAGTTGGATAAGTCCCACCACTTCTAAGAACTATTTTGGCTGGCTCTGAAATATTATCAACGTAATAATTAGATGCGTCCCATGTAGTTTCAGTATCATCGTCTGCAAAATATTTGATAGCAGTCACAGAGCTTACGGGGGTGGCCCCTAGCTCTAAATAATTCACATAATTAGGATTGGATGGCCCCGTCCGAACACCTTCCCACAAATTGCTGTCAACTTCCCTAGCACCATCAAGATACATCTTTAAAGTTCTATTGATAAATGATCTTCCAGTGTAGTTCTCAGCCCAGTTTACAGCCGCTTGAATGTAAATTCTTACTTGGCTGTCATCTACATCCTCATCAAGGCGTAAATGATCCCTAGCCTCTACACGACTGATAGGCTCAACGGCTGGCCCAGTAACAATTTTCAAACCACTCATTTTGCCTATCTCCGATTAAAATTTACTTACTTTTCTTTATTGGTGCCTTGCCGCCAACCCATGCTTCATTGATGTTTGGCGTACTGGCATCATCACCCATCAGAGTACCATCGACATTTCTTGCTCTTTTAGTTTCAGGAACAGGAGCGTTTCCCCCTATTTCATTTGCTTGTCCCATTGAGACAAAGCCCTTGAAAATATCATCTTGCCACTTTCCTTCGCTGACATATTCTTGCCCAAGTAAGAATGATGCAGTCTGAGAACCATCCTCACGAATAATTCCAATGGCGTTTTTTGTCATGCTTATTTTCATTGTATTTCCCTGCAAAAAGTGGGGAGCTATTAACCCCCCACTAATTTAGTTTAGGAAGTAGCGTGCTTGAGGCACGTCATTGCTTCAGCAAGAACCACCTCACCACCTACGCGGCGTCTAGCGATATAGCGCACGTTTCCAGTAGCCGCTTGGCTATAGGGGTCACGCAGAACCGATAGAGCAACACGATCCACAATCATAAATCCACGGCGAAAGTCACCAAAGATTACAGATTTTGCACCACTTGCCGCTGTAGCAACGTCAGCCGCTTCAACATATGGCGAACCAAGGATAGAGTTTGGCAGACCTGACTGACCTGAAAAGCCTGTCTGGAAAATGTACTGCCCAGCGGTATCCTTCAGCTTACGGATCATACCCAAAGTTGTGCGATTAAGCATAAATGTAGCGTTAGAGGCATAATCAGACTTCAAGCCATGAACTAAGTCCATTAGATTGTCTGTCGTGATTGCCGCTGATGCCGCACCTGTCGCTGTATGACCAACTAGAGAAGCGTTCAAGATACCTGTTGGCTTGTTTGTTCCGTTACCAGCAATGAAAGCCGCGCCTTCAGCTTTTGCAAACTGTTCAGCAAACTCAGTATTCATTTCTGCTTCAAGATCAAACACACTGTCTTCCAGCAACGCACCTGAAATATCGACCATAGCATAAAGCTCATGGGTCGGTATTGTATTCAAGGATGTTGTGTATCCAGTTGTCTCTGCGCGAGTTCCAGCTTCAGCAGTCCATGCCGCCGCGAAGGAAGCTGTCTTGCTAGGTACTTCAATTTCCTTGTTTGATGTTGCGCGAACACGGGCAACAGAGCGAACAGGTGAAATCTCAGTGATAACTTTCACTAACTCTTGAACATACTCAGCGGGTGCTAAGTTACCAGCGGTAGCGGCTGTTCCGACAACAAGAGCTTTTTGCTCATGCTCATCCATGCCCTCGATGCCCTTACGCATGAATGAGTCCCAAGCCTTGACTGATAAGTCAATTTCCTGAGCTTCCATCATGTTTGCTGGGCGCTTCAACATGGCTTCAATATCACCAAGTTTTGTTTCGAAGCCTTCAGCGGTCTTTTGCTGTTGAACGATAGACTGATTAATGTCTTCGAACTTGTCCAAATCAGCTTCAATTTTAGCTAATTTAGTTTCTGTTTCACTATCGGCAGAGCCTTTAGCTTCAATTTGTGCCAAGCGATCATCATTTACTTTTTTAAACTCTTCAAAAGCACCTGACATCGTTTCTACGGCCTTCTTAATATCATCCATTTGGATAACCTTTCCGTTACGATTTGAGGATTGTTGTGAAGCTATTCATAGCCTCTAGGACTTCAGGCGTTTGATCCTTCACAGCATCCCGCTGTTCTAGTGCCTTGGAAACGGCTGATGCCGCCGCCTTTGCTTCGTTTCGTGATAGGCTCCCTGCATCCCGCAGAAGTTCCTCCCATTCACGCACGGAGCGTTCTGCCCCCTTTACCGCTTGCACCCTAGCTCTAGGGTTCATTGGAAAGGTAACAGCAGAAATTTCCATAAGGTCGAGCTTTTTGATGCGGCGAGTTTTGCCTTTTTCATCATAATCTACGCCCTTGGGGTCAACACGATAACCGATGGATAAACCATCTAGTGCGCCCATCTTCATTAATTCATGTACTTCACGACCACGCTGAGTTTTCATCGCCAAGCGGCCCTTAACTTTAAGCCCCCTTTCGTCCTCAACTATTTCATCGAATACACCGATTGGTTCATCTGATTTATGTTGATACAAAAGTTTTACAGCCTTTGCGCCTTTACTACCTATAGATTTAGCGAAAGCACCCTCAACAATTATGTCACCACCGAAATCTTTGTTGCCGAAAATAGACCCATAACCTGAGAAAGTTCCCTTTTCTTCGTCTTCCTCATCATAGTCCGTCTTGACCTCGAAGGCCACATCAACGCGACCATCTTCGAATTTAGTCTCTTGAACTAGATTAGGTTCTTCCAGATCAATTTGGTTTACTTCGTCCATGTTTGGCCTCTTTAAGTTGTCTGCCACCGCAAATTACCATCTAGTACATTTGCAATATTTATAACCTACTAAGTTCTGAATTAGCTAAATCAAAACTTTATTGCGACCCTTATATAGCAATTCTAATATTTTTCCAATCCCCCAACGCTTAGTAAGGCTCTGGAACAAAATTTAGACTGCCTGACCTATACCAATCTCCAATCGCCCTATTGGTATTATCTATAGTTTCATAATTGTTTTCCAACTCTAATTCCTGATATAGCTCCCGACACTCCTCATAGTGAGCTTTAGTAAATCCAGATGGGCCATCGCTCATAAGTTGTTCTATCCTATCCTCTGTTTCGCTGTAAGTCATTGTTTTTACTAAGCTAAACCCAGGGATTTATAGTTTAAAAGTTTCATCTGAATTATCAACAGGTAATTTTTCATTATTATCTATAGCCTCCATCATTGCGATAGCTATTTCATAAAATGACCCCCTGCCAATCGCTACAAATGGGGTTTCCCCAAACTTGCCTCGATACTCAGCCAACATATCGTCATAAAGTTTTTCAGTATTTTCCCCGTAATCAATATTTTCAGCCATCAGCTACCTCTTTCATTTTCTTCATAAATATTGCGTAGGTTTTTGGAATGTGTTTTTTAGCCCACTTGATAGCTTCAGGACTATCCTGAAATGCAAAGAGGTGAGCGAAAGTTTCATTTTGGTGATTTCCCCGCCCCTTCCAATAACTAATTGAGTGTCCATGAACGTAATAGTCTTTTCTAAATCTGCCCTTTGCAAATCCATCAATAATATCAGCGGCTCCCGAACCGCCTTTAAATCTAAGCTCACTTCTGTAAGTAGTGAATGTGCTACCATTCAGTCGCGTTTTTTTTCCTGTTTCGACCCTCTTATAAATGAGGTCTTTTTGTTTCTCATATATCTTATCTTTTTTCCTCATTCCCCTGCCTAAACCTAACGCCTTGCCATCTTCTTTGAGAGCGTCTTTGAGAGCATCTACTGACCACCACGAATTACCACTAGGGCCACGTTCCCCTAAATGGTTGTCTATCAAATGCCCATATTCATGGACAATCGTCTGTCCAGTTTCAATTCCATCAACTCCTTTTCGTTTCTCCGCTGTTGTTACGACAAGCGATCCTTGACTTTGATAATATCCACCTTTTTTAGCTTCCCTAATTTCTGTAGGCTTGGCAACTTTGGAAGCAACTAAAGCTGTGAGCTTTGTCAGCCTAGAATTTAAGAGATCAGAAATATCTTGAGGTGTATTTTGACTATTCCTCATTGTTTGAACGATTGCAGAAAAATCAATTGACGGTTTTACAGCCGTGGCTGGGGAAACTGGCTTGGGCTTTGGAACATCATCGAAAATAGTATCTTCATCAGTGAAATATATTGCCAAGCATCGACAATTTATATTGTTTCCAGCACCACCACCTCCATCGTGCGGGTATTCCATTTCAATTCGAGACCCCTTGAACGGGACAACAAACTTCTCATCGATCCCAACCTCCTGTCCATTAACAGCGGCATGAGCCGATCTTGTTCGACTATCCGAGACCGAGACCCATCGTTTCTTTTGCAGTGGAAGATTAAGCTCTTTAGTGGCGGCGTGGGTGGCAAATGAAGCGGCGGCGTGGGTTTCAGTTCTGGCTATCGTGGTGGCCCTAGCTCTAGCAATCGCGCCACTGGTTCTTTCAGTGATTAATTTTGCTGTCTTTCTGACGCCAATACCATCCCTTTCCCCTCTCTTTATTGCTCTAAGGATTTGCTCCCTTGTTTGAAAACTTATGCCGACAACCTTCTCAGCACCCTCCCTCGCATATAGTTGAAATAATAGCTGACCAAACCTCTCCATTTTTCTATTCTCAAAGACACGGTTTCCAAATGTTTCTATTATCTCAGAATAGTGCGACCTGAGAGCAGAGCCGACCTTATCCTCCATTCCTAAGAAAGCCTTTCGAACATCGCCAGTTGCAACATACTCAGCTACAGAAGCCTCTCCAACCCTTCTAAACAGGCCGTACATCGTTTTTCTCATGGAACGCTCATAACCCAAGCGAAGGCGGTTAACCTGTTTGATTTCCTTGGCTATGGAAATTCTGCTCCGTCCAGCCTTAATAAAAATAGGAAAAGTCATTCAACACCTCAACATTTATTAAATCATATAGGAAAATAAGTTTATTTAAAACGATATTTAACTTTTTTTGTGTATATTTGTATAAAAGTGTAAATTAATACTTTACACCATGTAGGAATAAGAATATCAAAGCTGTATGAAATGTAACTCAAAAAGGGACGAAAAAATGACAACTCCGAAATTCAACATCTCCGAAACAATCCGCGCTTATGACTTCAAGCCAATGGAAGGTTTTGAAAAATTCATTGAGGGCCGCATAATTGACACAGGAATGATCAAGCACCCGACTTATGGCAACGATATGTTTGAAGGTTACACCATCCAAATTAAAAACGCTGACCGCGCAAACGATCCCCGCATTGGTGATATTGGTTACGTTCCATTTGATATGGACTTTATGGACTTTGATGGTCGCATAACAGCAGTTTAATGAATTTAACGGGGGCCATGCGCCCCCATTACTTATTTAAAAAGGAACTTAGAAATGACACCGCATAATTATTTAGAGTTTACTTGCCCATCAGCGATACCAGCTTGGGATCTTATCGATGATACAATTAAGCGAGCTTTAAATTTTGCCGCAGAAGTTGCTCAAGATGAAGAAGAGGCTGGATTTGCTCTTGAAGAAGGTCGGATGGAAGCCGCGTTTATGGCACGTCATTCGGGTTTAATTTAATTCTGACAATCAGGGGGCCATGCGCCCCCATTTTAATTTAGGGAATAAAAATGACACGCAACCAAATCATAAAAAAAATCGGCAATCCTAACCTGAATTTATACACTGGGGAAGGTTACTTCTATTTTGTTTACGATAATGGAAACGTCCAAGACTTCGCTGACCACAGTGTCTATTGTTACCGACTAAATCATATGTCCCTAGATCAGTGGGTCGATGAGGGTAATGGCTTTCTAAAAGATATTGGACACGGAGAAGTATAATGAAAACATTTATTGCATATTCACCGCGCCTTCACCGCAGTCATGAAATCAAGGCTGATTATTATGTTGAAGGGAATAACCTTGCAGGCATACCGACATTTACATTCTATCGTAATGATAAAAAAATATCAGCGGTAGAGACTGAGTATTTTAAGGTGAGGGAAGTCACGGAATTTAATTAACTAGAAGGGGGGATAAACCCCCCTCTTTCTTTTGAGGAGAAGCACAATGGACAAGCAAGATAAAATTATATTAATTGTTTTCACTATTATCTTAGTGATAGCTGGATTAAACATCGACAAATTTATGGTGATTTAAGACTTGTATGATAGCCTACTTTTTTCATGTAACTTTTCGAGTTCAGTTTTTCTGGCCTCTTTAAGTTGCTCCAAAATAGCCTCACATATATAAGCCTCGACCACCTGAAATGCTTCATCAAGCTCTTCATCTTTTCCTTTAAGATTTAGAGTTTGATAAGCCTTCAACCCTAGAACCATATCATCAGCCCAATTTTCATTTACAATTTTTCCCAGTTCGGAAAATTGTTGTAGTGATGCAATCATTTTCATTAGATTATCTGAGGCTCAACGCTCACTAGCCATTCTAATTAATTGATTTTCCATCAGCTTCAAACTCTCCATAAGCGGATTTTCCCTCATCTTCAGGGTCTCCAGTGGTTCCTGTCGGCGTGTCTGATCCATTGAGAGGGAATAGATTAGCGGCAATAAACACCTCATCGCCACCATCGATAGGCTCAAGCCCTAGTCGATCCCTAGCTTCATTCCTTGAAATAATGCCCTCTTTTACCGCTGAAACAACATTCTCATATACCCTACGCCTTCTCTCAGTCATCGCTGGGATGCTATCCAGATCATATTTTATTGTAATATTATCTCCAAATGCTGGAGCTAACCACTCATTTAAATCACTGCAAACCCGCATTGCTAGAGGAATAATAGTCTCTTCGTAAAGAGCAAGCCTAGCCTCTTGAACATTCGCATATGTTTGGCTGTCTGGTATCCCAATAAGCTGAGAAGGTACGCCGAAACACAGAGCAATGTCTTTAGCCGCCATATGTTTATTCTGGAGGAAGTCCATATCCCTTGGAGACATTCCCATTTCTTTCCAATCAAAATCTCCCTCCAGCAACATAGGTTTCCCGCTGTTATCTGGCCCAGACATTCTATTGTGAAGATCGTCTT